TGCACCCTGCGCGCTGGTAGGAGTGAATCCAAGTGCCTTAGCACGGCTTACTACATTGTTTCTGATAAGAGCACTGTCTAAGAACATCTCATTAGAAACAAAGTTTGTATAGATCGCATTCTGATACGTGTTGTATGCTAACAGCTGAATGATAGTCTGCATACCAGAGCTTTCAAAGTCATAGTCTTTAAATTCGTTCTGACTAGACATATAGCTCTGCAAATTTGCTTTGATTGAATCAAAGTTTACGTCTGTTACTATAAGTGCATTATTAGCAGCCATTTACCTTACTCTTTCTATTGCTACTTCGAGGTCTACTGGGAATCGTTGGTTTACAATCTGGAACTGCACCTTTATAACCAGCCGGTTTGAATCAGGGCGTAACACTACATCCACCTGCAATACCTTAGCGCGCTTTTCGTACTGATTAATAGCGCGCGTTATATCACGCTGTATTCTATCGCTCAGTAAAGGATCGTCTGTATTCTCAAATAACAACGCCCTTACATTACCACCGTATAGAGGATCGTATTGCCTTTCCCCGAAGTTAGTTAATATAAGGTTGCGTACAGCGCGCTTTACAGCATCTGCATTTTTTAGTACAGGTAGCTTTCCAGTAACTGGATGCGGCGTAAAGGTTACGTTAACATCGCTGAAAACGATTTCTTTTAATAATGGATTGATCGATCCACTAACCATTATAGCTTCCAGTTATTATTATTGTTTTACTATTTATCGCTATTCTTAGCGTCTTGTATGTCTTGCCGCAAAACTTTACATAATTTAGCTAGTTCTGATAGAGCTTTACGTGCCCTAGTACCAGCTGCCTTATTACCAGCTTCAAACTTTTCCATCTCTGCATTCAATGATGCTACGTGCTGGTCGAACAGTTGCTTGGTATTCATAATAGTTTCCTTTGGTTATGTTCTAGGGATCTTCTTATCGCTCTTATCATTAGTTCTGATACCTAGCTCGAACTCTAAGAACTGATCACCACTAGCCGTATATCCTATCGCGGGGTCGAGAGGACTCCATGCTATACGCTGCGACGCAGTCGGAGCTGTACCCGATGCTACTAGACTAGTTGCTGTATTAGCTGATACTACCGCTACGTTTAAGAAGAACGTCTTTTGTACAATTGGGAACGTTGCTCTATCACTACCAAATGACTTAGTGGTAGACATTAGTTGCTGCCCCTTATATGTAGCCCCCGATTGTTCCAACTTTATTACCACACCGGTGCTTCCATCTACTAACGTCTTAGGAGAACCACCCGGCGTATCACTCATCCATGCAACAGGCATTAAGTCTAGATCATACCATGCATAGCATAAACGAACATTCTGATAAAAGTATTCTTTCGGTAATGCCCACTTTAAATCAAACGTGCTGTTATTGCGGTCGTAGTAATAGTCGTATGCATTATCGGTAAAGAATTCCCCCCAGCCAACACTGAATTCGCTAGTTGCTACCTTACCGTTCCTAGGTATAGGATACTCACGAGCAAACACGATGTGGCGCCCATCAACGGTCAAAGACTGTTCTAAAGGAAAATCACTAACAAATCCGATGTCTGTATTTGCACCGACGGGTGCGGTCTTAAAGTGTGTTGCCCCAACTGTAGTAAACGTACCGCCGGCGACGTACTGCCAGTCGGTAATAAGCTGTGTGTTGCTAGAATAGGTACCGTCCCATGTTGAACCAATGAAAGGCTCCATGGTATCATCCGTACCATTGTATATTGTGTTGGCGCTATCCTTGCGGATAAATGTCTTGGTAAGGAAGTCTGTAAGAGATAGGTTAACATCTCCCGCTATACTACCCTGCACAATCCGGAACTGGTTTGGTACATTGTTGACATAGGCTTGGTAAGCATCACCTGTCTTTGCTGGGTCAGGAATATATTGTACTAAATCAGACGCCCCTGGGACAGTGCCGTTTGCAATAAATGTTGCACCAGCGGTTGCCTCAACAAGAGCTGTATTGAAGAAGAACGTCTTAGTGGCTATGGGGAGCATCACGTACGCGTCCTCACCAGAGTCTGCATAGAACGGCTCGTCAGCAACCCCAGCACTGTTGCGCGCTACTCCAATCTGTCCGCCGCCTATAGGATTAATGCTGTCAAACACTCCATCGTCTGTTATCAACGAAGTATCATACCCTTGCACGAACCGGATATTATTCTCGGAGCCACTGCCCCCTCCTACAATCGGAGTGCCATATACATCGGCCATTGGAGAACCGCCTGGTGTTGCACTAAACCAATAAATGAAGGATGTATTGATAGTACCAACACCGGAACGCCATTCGTCGGTGCCGGCAGTACCAGGAGCGAAAGAAATACTTCCATGGCCAAATCCTGCCCTATCATTACGCAGGCTAAATTTAGCACTCACTACTTTAAGGTTGTTTGGAATATACCACTTCCTTACAAGTGCACTCGCCATGGGAGGAGTACCGAAAGGACCAATCTCGCCATTTGGATGATCACGTGATGCATCAGGATATCCATCTAGTTTTGTTATTAATTCAACATGCGTTGGTAATGTACCGTCCCACTCAGCCCCGATGAATGAATTTACACTTGGTAAGCTAGTTACGCTATTGGTCGATATACCAGTTCCCGTACCACTGTTAGTACCTGTTGCTTGAACCATAATACCATTCTGAAAGGTGAAGGTAGCACCATCAATAACCACTTCTACAGTACCTGGCACTGCAGCACCCCGAGGAGGAAGGCCTAACGCCTCATTCATAGCACTGGCTGCTACTTCCTCATCAGCCGCTGCAAAGGGATCATCGGCGAGTGGTACTGCTTGAAATGCTGCGAGGTCTGACTTGAACGAGTCAACAGATCCAGCTGGGAATGCTTTGCTTACTTGCTCGTTTAGCTTCTCTGTTAGTTTAGAGCGAGCGTTCTGTGTTATATTCTCTCCAAGTGTCATACCTTCTCGACTTGGTAGGAAACGCTTTGTGCTTCCCGTAACCTTGGATATCTCACTCTGCGCCTCGTCAACCTTATCCATTATATCATCGACGTTTGCAAACCCTTTGTTTAATGTTTCGTCGATCTCATCTAAGATTGCAGTCGTAGCTTCACTGGCCGAATCAATCGCGCAAAACTTTAAGTTTTGTTCAGCAGCTGCTACTGCACCTGCTAGTCTTGCCAGAGCTGATGCAAACAATGCAATTTGTGTGGCGAGATCAATAAGTGCCATTGTATATGGGCCGAAGAATGTATTAACAACCTTTCTAGCCCAACTTAAAATCTTGAGTGGATCAGAAGGCAAACTGAGGAGACCATTGATTGCAGCCAGGTTTGCTACCTCTGGCATAGTTGCTTTAAGCTGATCTTCCAAAACCTTAGTGTGGTCCTTGATCATCTGCTTGATGTTCTCGCAGTCCGTATAAGTCTCGATATCATATATCAGCCTTTCTACTTCTGCTTGAGGGAACAGATCACCAAAGCCAGTATCACCAAAGTCGATAGTCTTATTGGTTTCTTTAAACTCTATGGTCGATTTAGATTCAACAGTGTGTGGTGCTTCATCGGGCTTAGACAGATCCAGCTCTGATGCTTTGAGGTTTACTTCCTCTCTCTCCTTACGCCCGGCATCTAGCTTTTGGAATACTATATCACCTGCATTGTTTCTAACGGTGTAATCAGTCTCATTTAAATCAAGCTTCACTACAGCTTGTGCTGTAATATCTGACAGACGTACAAACTTCTGCACATCCCTTTCAATCTTCAGTAATTTATTTTCAATACCCATTATTAAGCCTCACTCACAGCTGTAATTATTCCGTTCGTCACAGTAACAATCCTACCACCGACAGCTGTGAACTTATCAGTAGCACCAGCCTTGGATGACAAGCTATCTGCTGTTATGCTCCCAACAGCTTTAACAGGCCCTTTTATAGTAACACCGTTCTCTGTGCCAAGGTATATTGTCTTGCTTAGTATGTTGGTATGAAGACCGGTGATGTTAACAGGACCATTGGTGGCCATTACAACATTATCATCAGCAAGTAGCATCCAATCACCAGCTACCTTATCGATACGGTTACCAGGACCAGCAGCTCCACCCATCTCAATATAGCTACCATTCTTATGTGCAATATGTATCCTTTCGAATGCATTAGTATCATCTACTTCGAACAGGTGGCCACTCTTCGTCTCCCAAACCTTATTGTCTGGATACTTTGCCTTAAAGTCTTTCCACCCATCAAACACAGGCTCATTGAAACCAAACCCCTGTGCGGTCTGTGCTTCCATCTTAGCAGCCTTACGACTTTCAATCCGTGGGTGCACATAATCAGCTTTATCACCATGTACTTTGACGTTATCATTACGAGCGAGTCTGTTAGTGTCTGGTTCCTCCAGCTTATCCTTTAAAGGATACACACCATCCGGATCATAGAACCCTTCAACAGGCTCTCCATCTATAGGATTGGGATTAGGTTCAGTAGGAATACCAGGAATAGAACCCATCACCATAGGCTCACGTGCAATCTCTCCATCGAGAAACATACCCATTACCCAAGTGCCCTGCAGTATACCAGTAAGGGAACCACCAATACCACTATTAGGACCAGAGTTAACAGGCTGCATCACTTGAGCCCATGGTAAGTCTTCAGTCTTTACACCCTGCTCACCATCGACTTCCTTAGGGGAGCCATTGTGCCATCCGAAGATACGAACCTTAAGACGGCCAAGTTTAACAGGATCATTGTTGTCCTCAACAACTCCCATCCACATGATAGGATTAAAACCAAAGAATTCTTGTTTGACTTTCACTTAATATTCCTTTAACGTCATATTCATTCTTCTTTACTATGATCAAATGCCTTAGGAGCAGGAGCTTCACCGAACGACTCTTTACTGCAAGACAATACCATACTGTATACGTCACTAGATGTATCGTAATGATGTCTTATAGCTGTTATGATGAATGTTGCTTCCTGTCCGTACAGTAGCAGGAACTTCATATGCTCCCCTGCCATCTGTGTTGGCTGAGGGATACTAATACTTACCATTGTTCCTACAGCTAGCTCAGCAATACCAGGAGTAGTTATCTCCAATACATTCGTATTAACATTTGCTAGCTCATGTGCTGTACTTGATATGTGCTTGTGTCTCACCCTAGGAGCATTCAATTGATCTCCTTTCTGCACGGGCTCCATCGTTTCAAAGTACTTATTCGAGTCTTTAGGGTAGTCTTCATTATCATCCGCTATGTTGGAAAGCATCAGTCTCCTATGGGTAGAATACGCTTTTTTCGCTTTTCCCAGTTCTCCCTTGTCACTGATGAATTTTTCGCCTGAATTTGGAAGGTGATCTAAATCGTCCCAATTTTTTTTGTAGTCGAACTGATATTTTTTCTTATCGGCGTTTTTGAGCGGATGAACCACGAATCTCTTGAGGATTGGATCAATTATGTTGACTTCATTATAATATGCTCCCCTATGCACTACGTCTAGATTATCAAATGAGTCGAGATACTTGATCTTAGTAATGCTTCTTGCTGGGAACGCTCCCTTTCCTTTTTCTAGCTGAGGCTGCTCATTTGGTACAGATAAGAAGAAATCAAAAGGAGCAGCGGATCCTGTGTAGAAGAACGACAAAGGAGCAAAATAAAAATCATCCTTGTTCTCGAAAAAAAGATATGACGATGCTTTGTATGGTCCTTGAGCTTCTTTAGCTAACTGATTGAGTACATTTAATGGGTTCTGTCCTGATGTTACTTTACTGTATACGTTATCAGTACGGATCGCTCTCAGCATCTTATCGCCGGTCTTGAGATAGTTATCATAGACGTCTGTCGCAATTTCATGTGGCTTCTTGTCTATGAAAGGTTTATAGACATACTCAAGTGAGTTCTTATGTCCTTCTCTTGATATAGCATGAAGAGTATACACTTGAGCTCGGTCTTTAATATTAGTACGACCTGCTACCTTATACACGACGAATGTCTGTTTGAACTGTTGCTCGTTTGGAT